GATGTATGACGCCGCGCTGATGTTCAGCGAGACTGGCGAAGGCGACTATCGGCTCGGCTTGTTTGCCTACTCAGCAACCGATGACTGCGATCTGCTCGACATCGAGGAGACCGCGCAGGCGAATCCGTCGCTGAACCTTGAGCATGGCCCCGACTGGGACAACCTGGCTGGCAAGGCGCGGCGGGCGAAGATCGCCGGCGGTGAGGTCGAGGCGAAGTACCGCACTGAGGTGCTGTGTCAGCGTGTCCGTTCCTTGGAGCCGATGCCCGTCACTGTTGAAATGTGGCAGGCCCAAACCGACGAAGAGTCAAGGATTGTCGCTGACGCTCCGGTCGTGCTGACGGCAGAGATTGCCCTTGACCGCAGATCGGCGTCTATCGGCGTCGCTGGGTTCCGCGAAGACGGTGCGACGCATGTGGAGCTGATCAATAACGGCGGCGACGGCTACGGCATGGATTGGTTGCTGCCTAGGCTGCTTGGACTGGTCGAGAAGCACCAGCTTTACGAGATTGAACGGCGCGGCAAGAAGTGTGTCGCCATCGTGTTGGATCCGAGCTCGCCAGCCGGTGATCTGGTTGACGAGCTGCGCCGTGAAGACATTGAGCCAGTGTTGATGACTGCCCGCGAAGTAGCCACAGCCTGCGGCACCCTGCAGGACGCACTTATTGAGCGCACGGTATGGCATCCCGACCAGGCAGCCATCGATGACGCGTTGATCGGCGCTGTACGACGCGACTTAGGCGACGGCGGTTGGGCATTCGGCCGTAGGAAGTCGTCTGTCGACATAACTCCGCTGGTTGCTGTGACTAATGCCCGTTGGGGGCTGTCGATCGTCGAACCGGAACTGGACCCCGAAATCGACGGCTTCTATTAGGTTCATCGGCGGGAGCCGACCCCGCTAACCGAGGAGCGCTAGGGGTAATCGCTAAGCCCCACCCTCGAAACCATCGTCAGCGCTTAGCCGCTGCGATCTGCGCCGGTAATGAACCGTCGCTCAATTTACACCTAAGAGCGAGAGGACAGTCTTTTGGGCCTCCGCGATTGGTGGAACCACCAGATTCAGTGGGCTAAACGGGACTTGGCGGCCGAGCAGATCGGCTGGCAGTACCGCGACCGCAACAAGATGGGCTCGGTTTCCGTCACCCAAGAGACAGCCTTGCGCCATTCGGCGGTCTGGGCATGCCTGCGTCTCCGGGCGAATCTGATTTCGACGCTGCCTTTGGATGTGTTCCGCCAAGTCGGCGCACGCATGTTCGAGGTGCCGAAGCCGCAACTATTCGTCGAGCCGTATCCGGGCGTCTTCAAGATTGAGCATTTCCACTCGTCGACTGTGGATTTGGACCGGTACGGCAACTCCGTGGGCGTCATCTCGGCCATCGATGGCGGTGGCCGTCCGGCGCAGATCGAACTTGCGCCCATGTCTGAAGTCTCGGTGAAGTGCAAGGGCTACGACATCAAAGAGTGGACTATCGGCGGCGAGAAGTTCTCTGGCGACCGTCTCAGGTTTATCTGGCACGAGAAGCAGAACACGATCGGCGGCTGGCCGCTGGGCCTGTCCCCTATCGCCTATGCGGCGTGGACGATCGGCGGCTATCTGTCGGCGCAGCAGTTCGCCTTGGATTGGTTTCAGGCTGGCGCAGCACCGACCGGCGTATTGAAGAACACCGCCAATCAGGTGGATGACGCCCGCGCAGCGAAGGTCAAAACTAACTTCAAGCTGGCTGTGGAAAACCGCGACATTTTCGTGCACGGCAAAGAGTGGGAGTGGATCCCTGCGCAGCAGGAAGCTGCCGGGGTCGGCTTCCTGGATGAGATGAATTACGGCATCACCGACGTTGCCCGCTTCTTCGACGTTCCGGCCGACATGATCGACGCACCCGCGGTCGGCAGCCACATCACTTACGCGAACAGCGCGCAGCGTTTCGTCAGCCTCTTGGTCATGAACCTCGGGCCAGCGATTGCGCGGCGTGAAGAGAAATGGTCATCAGCGGTCGCTCGCGGCCAAGTGGTGAAGTTCAACACCGACGCCCTGCTCCGGCTGGACCCGAAGAGCCGTGAAGACCTGATCCTGTCCCGCGTCAACTCCCGCACATTCACACCGGACGAGGCGCGCGCGCTGAACAACCTGGCACCGCTCACCGACTCCGAAATTGAGCGCATGAACCTGATTCTCGGCGAGCCGACGAAAAGCAGCGACAACGCCGCGGCGCCGGAACCGCAGAAGGGAACCTTCGTATGACCGAGCTCGCTGTTTTGAGGCAGGAAGCTGCTGCGGCACGCGCTGCTGCGGCTGGCGGTAAGGCTCAGGCGTTCGGCATTCCCACTGGCAACTCGCAGCGCGACCACATTAAGTTTGGCTCAGAGCTCCGCGCGCAGAAGATCAAGAAAGACGGCGAAGACTGGTACCAAGTTGAGGGCTACGCCTCGGTTTTCGAGCGTGGCTACGATATGTGGGACGAGTACGGCCCCTACACAGAGGTTGTATCGAAGGGCGCGGCCGACAAGACGCTGGCCGCCAACCCGCTCGTCATCTTCCGCTTCAATCACGGCAACACCCCCATGGCGAACACCCGCAACGGCCGCCTCGAGCTGTCTGTCGACGACACGGGCTTGCATATGCGGGCACTTCTGAATCCGACCCGCGATGACGTGAGACTGCTGATGCAGGCCATTGAAGACCAAGACGTCACCGAGCAGTCGTTCATGTTCCACATTGACGGCGGCACGTGGAGCCCGGATTACACCGAGTACAGAATCGATCAATTCGACCTTGAGCGCGGCGACGTTGGGCCTGTCACCTACGGCGCCAACCCGCACACGTCTATTGCTGCCCGCTCCGGTGAGATCCTAGCTGCACTGCGCGGTCTGCCGAGTCTGGCAAGGCGCGAGGCGCTGCAGATCCTGAACGAGCGCGCTGATCTGGCCGCCGAGATTGCGGCGTCGCCAGTCGTGGATCTGACGGGCGAAGATGACGACGAAGCAGCCGAGGTTGAGCCTGAGGCGCAGCGTGTGGAAGTGAAGCCGCTGCCGAAGCATGACGGCCGCTCCGTGTCCATGTGGCGCAGCATCCTGCTCGCCGACGATCAACTCTAAAGACTCCCCCGCCTAGCGCGGGGTTACGTGTCCGCGCCTATCCGGCAGATGCCTCGGAAGGCCACTGATCAGATGCCATCGGTGACTGCGGCACGCCTCCAAACAAACAACAAGAACCAGGAGGTTTGCCAATCATGGCAACCATCGATGACCTCATTGCAGGTATTGAGGTCGACTTCGAAACCGCTGAGAAGCGGGCGAAGAAGTGCGGCATTGAGATGCAATCAATCCTCGCCGGCGTGTCGAGCGAAGGCCGCCAGAACACCTCTGAGGAAGAGGATTTGCGGATGGCCGAGCTGCATGCGGCTCGCGACCAGTACCGCAAGGACATGGCCGGTGCGAAGAAGCGCCTCGAAGACGCCAAGCGGATCAAGGACGAAGACTCCGTGATTGAGCGCGAGTCCCGCGAATCCGTTCCTACCGGTGCGCAGCGTGTGCAGCGTGAGCAGCGGGTCAAGGTAGGGCAGGAAGAGCGCACCTATCACAGGGGCAACGACCGCAAGGGCACCAGCTTCTTGCGCGATGTGTCCCGCCAGTTCCTTTACAACGACCATCAGGCGGCCGACCGGCTTTCCCGGCACATGGCTGAGGAGCGCGTAGAGCGCGCCGACTACCTTCAGCGCGCGGCGGGCGACACCAACACCGGCAACTGGGCCGGCCTCACCGTGCCGCAGTACCTGACCGACATGTATGCGCCGAACATTGCCGCATTGCGGCCGTTCGCGAACATCTGCAACAAGCACGACCTGCCACCCAACGGCATGTCCGTGAACATTTCCCGCGTCACCACGGCCTCTTCGGTTGCGTTGCAGGCGTCAGAGCTCGCGGCCGTCTCGGCAACATCGATCGACGACACACTGCTGACTGAGAACGTTCAGACCGCAGCCGGGCAGCAGACCCTGTCTCGTCAGGCCATCGACCGTGGCACCGGTATCGAAGAGGTTGTCTTCGATGACCTGTTTCGCCGCTACGCCACCACGTTGGACAACACGCTGATCACCCAGGCCACCACCGGACTGTCGGCGGTAGCCACTGCCACTGCGTTCACCACCGCTTCGCCTGACTTCATGTCGACCACAGCGGCGAACTCGCTGTACGGCAAGATTCAGTCCGCTGCGTCTGGTGTTGAGGCTGCCTTGCTCGCCTACGGTCAACCGACCCACGCGATCATGCACTCTCGGCGTTGGTACTGGATCCAGTCGAAGGTGAACTCGGTTTGGCCTGGCATCAATGCCCCGAATATCCCAGTGCAGGCTGGCGGCGTCGCTGTTGCCGGTGGCTACAACGACGGCATTCGCGGCTACCTGCCGAACGGCCTCTCTGTGGTTGTCGACAACAACATCGCCACCAACAGCGGCACTGCAACCTCCGAAGACGAGATCTACATCGTCCCGGCGGCTGAGTGCCACCTGTGGGAAGACCCGTCGGCGCCGGTGTTCATCCGGGCCGAGCAGCCTTCAGCTGCAAACCTTGGCGTGCTGCTGGTGCTCTACGGCTACTTCGCGTACAGCTTCCGGCGGTACTCGAACGGCATGCAGAAGGTCGGCGGAACCGGCCTCACCACGCCAACTTTCTGAGTTAGGAGCGGCCTGGCCATGCGCCTGCTCAGGTCATGGCCAGACCGCATTCCTGAAGGTCGCTCATATGTCGTTGACGGCATC